CACCTCCGCAAACGCATCTGGATTATTGCCTACGCCAACGACCCAAGATACTATCGCACATCCAAATGCCAAGCTGACAGCAAATGGACGGAGACTATCGCCGAAAGGTACAAGTCACAGCCTCAACCTACAGGACAAGCTCACACTGTTGCCAACACCACGAGCCTCAGAGTGGAAGGGGATAGGAGTCAAGGGCAGCAAGAGCAGCTTGCGTTGGCAGAAACAGGGCTACTTGACTGGAGTGATACAGGAGTCCGACTCAGTTCCGACTGGCGAACCTATGCATCTCAACCCATGCTTCGTAGAGGAGATGATGGGCTATCCCGTAGGGTGGACAGACTTAAATGCCTAGGCAACACCATATGTCCGCAAACCGCAACAATTCCACTCAATCGTGTCAAACAACTTGACGCTCTCTTCCAGCATAGCTAATATGTTGGATGAGGGTCTCACCCTCTGTTGTTCACCACTTATCATCATGCAACCAAAAGCACGCACCTCAACATGTGTCAAGTCTATTGACGTAGACCCTATCACAGGCACAGCTATTGTTGAGTTCTTGACAGATACACGCTATGAGTACACCAACGTATCTCGTAGAGCTATCGCCAACCTACTTGCACAACCTAACATGAGCTTAGGATTCTGGGTCAATGCCAACTGTAAACTCAAGAGTGTCAAGTGCAAAGAGATCACACCAGTCTCTATATACAAACACAAGCTTGCCAAAGTGCGAGTCTTACAAAAACCATCCCTTACAAATGTCTAACCACACCATGACTGTTACTTTCGACAAGTCTGTATCCTCCTCCATTTTGGAGGCAGGGTATAACTACTCGCCAACTGGCAATTCCACTATCGCTGTGCATTTCGACTCAAACAAAGACATCTATGATGTACTTCATGAAGTTGGACTTGAACACCTCGCAGACAACGTAATTTACACCAATTACTATGAGCTTACATGATCTTAAACAGTGCAAAGAATGTAAAGAGTTCAAACACTACACCGACTTCCCGTTATTTAGCACTAAGGGAGCAGGTCGCAAGAATACTTGCAAACATTGCTCCAACAAACAAGCGACAGTCAGACGAAGACTGAGACGCAACCATCCTGTACCTGCAGCTGGAGACTGTCCAGCATGTGGTAGGCATACCACCAAATGGGTTCTTGACCATGACCATAAGACTGACAAGTTTAGAGGTTACATATGCGATGCATGTAATGTAGCCTTTGGCAAGTTTGACGATGACTCATACACTATGCACCGCTCACTAATTTGGCTCCAATCTCATGTCTAATTCCATCAAAACAAACACCACAACAGACAAGTACATCAAGACCTTTGATGTTTCTGACGACCCTATCGTTTACACACTAACACGCACCAGCCCATACTCAATGGATGATATGCTTCTAGGTGTATTTGATAGCAAAGAGTCTCTGTTATGTAGGCTTACTCGCATCATGGACAGACCTGAAAATGATGAACAGTTTAAGATTGAAACACACAATCTTAGAACACTCAAGCAAGAGGAGGAACTCAACTATGGCGTATGATACTGTTAACGAGCAAGCCCTCATGGACTTTGTGCATGACATCAACAAAATCTTTGATGTTGGTTATGAAGATGACGCTGTATCACGTAAGACCCTCAAATCTTTCGATCAGCGTTGTACCAAGTTTATCAACCAATTACAAAAGGACTTCACATGACTAAGAAAGAACTACTCGACAAGCTAACCGACTTAGGTTGGGACTATCAAAGCCTCACCAGCTCTGGTAGAGACACTTATGATGAAATCATGAGAGGTCTAGGTGTTTTAGGAGCCAATGAGAAATGGATAGACTTATGACTGAGTACGATGACCTCATGAAACAAGTGGAGGAGCATAACAAGCAGCTCCACCGTACCAAGGACATCAATGTTGCCGACTGTCTAACATTCCAGGACAGGGACGCAATAGCACAGATCATAGACAAACGTGTTGCCAAAGAATACGGTGACATGTATCCATTCAAATGGTCATTCACCTGTAGCGGACACTTTATTTGTTAATTATGAGTACACCACACGCACAAGAACGCCTTGAAACTATCTTTGAAGAAGTCAAGGCAGCTTTCCCTTACTATGATGAGGAAAAGCAAGCTGAGATTGCTATGAAGCGATTTGATGAGGAGCTTGTATGAAAGCATGCCTCATAATGCTCGCCATCTCATTGTTCATACAGGGATGCCAGTACACCGTGTTCTTGCATAACAAGGACAACCCACCAACTAAATCAATTAGGATATGGTAACATGAAAGACCCATTTAAAAACAGAATACAAGAGCTAAACCAGTGGAACGCCACTGATGAACTCACTCAAGTTGACTTTTTAATGGGTCAAGAGGCAGCTCTTACCTGGGATTTACCAGCTTCCTATGTATGTGTCGTCAGAGCTATTAAGACTGACGGTAAGATAGAGGAGCGGGCATATCGTCAAGCTAAAGCAGCTAAATTGTACATGAAAAACTTACTTATCAATGACTGTGACTACATAGTTATGACAGGTAATGCAATCCTTGACACACTCCATGACCTACTATGACACTCAACCCACATGACCTATCAGAGTTACTAGATCGACTAGGCTACTACATTGATGATGAGACAGGGGAAGTTTTTATAGAGCTTGACCCATGTGGCCCGCCATCAATAGATAAGTTCTTAGTTGTACTAGCTTCTCAAGGTCAACTAATCACCAAACGAAATGCAGCAAATGAGTTAGGTTTTTATCTACCTAACTGGCAATGCTTTAGCAGCATGGAGGAATACTGTAAGGTATTTCCCTATGAACCACAATGTAAAATGTACGATGACTAATTTGACACAACGACAAATTGACCGTCTTGATGACTACGAATACTCACTCTTTCTAGCTTATGGTGACGCATACAAACCTACACCGACAGTTTCTTCTAGAGCAAGAAGCAATCAGCTGTGGGAGGCAGAGACTTCACGATTCTTTAGAGAAACTAGAAGGCAAATCTTACGCTTCCGCAAGCGTGTACGGGGTGTCATCAATCAAAGAGGCTATACCTTATCTAATGGAGAAGGTTGAGCAGACTAAACATAAACTTAAAACAGGTCAAGCTGGTAAGTTTTATAAAGACATAGCTGTATACCTCGATGACTTAGAACCCCTTGCAATCTCAACCATCATACTCAAAGTTGTATTTGACAGAGTATTTAGCACACAAAGAGGAGCCAATCTAATTACTCCTACTCTTGTTGCTATTGGATCTGCGTTAGAATCTGAGTGTAAGTTCAGATGGTATAAGACAGAGTACCCTGGATTGATGCACTACATCAGTGAAAAATACTTTCACAACGCCTGTGGTACACGACAAAAAGAGATTATCGCCAGCCAAAAGTTTGGTCAACGTGACATACGATGGACACCTTGGAGCGTCAAGGCTAAAACATCCCTCGGACGATGGGCTCTTACAGTTATAATGGACACCACTCAATGGTTTACCATCAGCAAACGTAAGACACACCGTAAACGTTACGATTATAGGGTAATCCCTACTGATTTATTCAATTCTAGGCGAACTGAACTAATCAAATCAGCTGAATTATTTTCTGGTATACCGTGGCCTATGCTAGTAGTACCAGATGATTGGGGTTATGATGAAGAAGGTAACATCATTTATGGTGGATACCTCACAAATACCATGATGAAAGGTCATGATTTAACCCGCAAAGGAAACCCCACCATAATACACGGAGAAACGCCTATTAACTTCTTAAACAAGTTACAAGCCGTGAGGTACTGTGTCAATCAGCACGTACTGCACACAGCAGAAGAGATGAGGTTGAAGGGTAGAATTATAGGTAAGTTTATACCTATATCACCTACTACTAAACTCCCACGTCCTGCAGATGCTGATACAAACCCAGAGAGTAACCTAGCTTGGAGACGAGCTATGGCAGAATCTCACAATGCTGATCGCATAAACTTTAAACGATCAGTAAGAACACGCACACAGCTAGAAGCAGCTAACAAATTTAAAGATGATGTCTTTTATCTTTGCTGGTCTTTTGACTACAGAGGTAGAGCATACCCAATACCAGCTTTCTTGACACCTCAAGATACTGACTTTGGTAAAGCACTCTTAAGATTTGCTGATGAGGCTAGTGTGACAGATGAGGCAGAACTATGGTTATCTTTCCAAGTAGCTACAACCTACGGATTGGACAAAGAAACACTAGAGGACAGACATTTATGGGTGTCTAAAAATACTGAACTCATCACCAAAGTTGCTACTGACCCCGTAAGACACTTGTCTTCATGGGAAGAGGTAGATGAACCTTGGCAATTCATGGCTGCTTGTCATGAGTACTACCACTGTTGTATAGCTAAAGACAAGTTAACTACTGGTCTTATGGTCGCAGTCGATGCAACCTGTTCTGGACTCCAGATACTTGCAGGTCTTGCAGCTGACAGAAGTACAGCAGAGTTAGTAAATGTTGTCCCTAGTAACAAACCTAGTGACGCATACAAAGCGGTGGCAGAACAAGCTAAAGAGTTCTTACCAACGTACATGCACCATTGGATTACTCGTGCCGTGTGCAAACGCACAGTTATGACAATCCCTTACAATGCTACTAAAGATAGCAGTCGCAAGTACATACGTGAATCATTACTTGAAGAAGGCATAGATCCTACAAAGGATGAGCTAACACAGATCGTCAATGCTGTTTATAACAGTATGGACACTATAGTTCCAGGGCCAATGCAAGTGATGAGATGGATAAAGAAACATGTCGGACAGTACATCAGAAATGGTGCTACTGCAGTTGAATGGGTCACACCATCTGGTTTCATAGTTAATCAAAGAAGAGATGACATTGAAACAATGAGGATGGAACTACAATTACTTGGTAGGACAAGTATTAGATTACCTACGGGTAAAACTACACCTAGCCCTACTAAGCATAAGTCTAGTACTGCCCCTAATTACATTCATTCATTCGATGCTTCGATCCTTCACAGATCTTTTAATCAATTCAATGAACCATTCACAGTCATACATGACTCAGTTCTTTGCAGAGCAGGAGACATGGGAACACTCAATCGCCTTGTGCGAGAAACCTATGCCAATATCTTTTCCGAAGAAGATTGGCTCTCCAAGTTTGCAGAGACCATCAATGCCTCTGAACCACCACCAATCGTTGGAACATTAAATCCCAAAGATGTTTCAAATTCCACCTATTTTTTCTGTTAATTATGGCAACCACCTACGTCACACCCGACCCCGTAACACTTGATGGCTTTCAAGCTATACTTAAGCCTGGGGAGTGGGGATATAAGTTATCTGCCCTTGTAAAAGGTGACTTAATAACTAAGTTAGAAGAAGAACGTGAATCAGCTCTAGAATGGGCTAGAAGCAAGAGTAAGAATCCCAAGAGAGTAACAGTCAAACCAGAGCCTTGGGAGGAGTTAGACAACCAGCAGGGTGCTTATCACATTCGTTTTAGCTGGAGAGATGGAGACAAACTTATTCCTGTTATTGTTGATACAGAAGGTACAGCAATCAAGGATACAGATACACCAATTTATAGCGGTAGTAAAGTTAAGCTAGCTTTCTTTCAAAAGCCATACGTATTACCAACAGGTGATATTGGTACATCATTAAAACTAAAGGCAGTTCAACTTGTTAGTCTTAACAGTGGAGCTGGTGTTGTTGATAATGGTGACATGACAGCAGATCAAGCAGCTGACTTGTTTGGTAAGACACAGGGATTCAAGGTTGAAGACCCTAACGTTGAAGCAGTTGGTACTCCTAGCTCTGTTGAGGATGACGACTTCTAATGCGTAGTCATTTAGAAGAACAAGTTGCTGACTTGTTAGATCAGTTGGCAGTACCTTATCAGTATGAATCTGAAAAACTACCTTATCTTATCGAGGCAAACTATATCCCCGACTTCAAAGTTGGGGACATATACCTCGAAGCAAAGGGTTACTTCCCACCAGAACAGAGACGTAAGATGAAAGCTGTAAAAGAATCTCATCCAGACTTAGACATTCGTATTATATTTCAATCACCTAACAATAAAATATCCAAACGTTCTAAAACTACATACGCAAAATGGGCAGAAAAGAACGGTTTTCCTTGGTGTGCTTATTATGCAATCCCAGTTGACTGGCTCAGATGAATCAACATTCCTATATCACACAAGCTGTGACCATTGCGGTTCGTCAGACGGTAATTCCGTATACGATGATGGACATACTTATTGTTTTGTATGTAACCATTTTAGTAGCGGGGAGCCAAGTGACGATAGTGGCAGACAAACCAAAACAGCTATGCTTAAAGGAACTCCTGTCAGACTAAAGAAACGAGGTCTATCAGAAGAGACCTGTCGAAAGTATCGCATCCATAAGGACGGTGATACCCTACGTATGCACTATTTAACTAAAACTGGTCAAGTATGTGCTGCTAAGGTTAAAACTAAGGACAAAGACTTCTGGATGGAAGGTAATAACACTGACCATCAACTTTTTGGGCAAAATTTATTCCCAGATAAAGGCACTCGACTCACTATATATGAAGGTGAGTTGGATGCAGCCTCTGGATGGGAAGCACAACCCAAATGGCCTCATGTATCCATACCAAATGGAGCTAAGGCTGCAAAGAAATCATTACAAAGGGTGTTAGATCTACTTCAAGGCTATGAAGAGGTTGTATTATTCTTTGATAATGATGAGGCAGGTAGACAGGCAGCACAAGAATGTGCAGAACTGCTACCCCCTGGAAAAGCTAAAATTGCTAGGCTTGAGAAGTACAAAGATGCTTCTGAGGCACTACAAGCAGGAGATAATGAAGCGGTAAGGAGAGCTATCTGGGATGCAAAAACATACAGACCAGACGGTATCGTTGACGCTAAATCATTACTCGAAATACTAACCACCCCTACCCCACCCGCTGACCATGAGTACCCATTTCACGGATTACAGTCAAAGTTGCACGGCATACGGTACGGAGAACTTGTCACTATTACTTCAGGATCTGGTACAGGAAAATCCAGCTTCTGTAGGGTTCTTGCAGGTCATCTTCTCAACCGACAAGAAAGGGTCGGTTACTTGGCACTTGAAGAATCTAACCGTAGGACGGCTCTCGGATTGATGTCCGCACAGCTAGGCAGACCTTATCATTTAGAGGAATATGAACGAACAGAACTCGAATACGCCTACAACAGTACTATTGCTAATTGGCATCTTTTCCTGTTCGATGGCTTTGGCAGTTATGACCCTGACACAATTTACAGTAGGATCGAATACCTTGCCTGTGGATTGGAATGTCGTGTTATCTTTTTGGATCACCTCAGTATTTTATTGAGTGGATTAGAGGGAGATGAGAGACGTATGATTGACGTTACAATGACCAAGCTACGCTCACTTGTTGAACGTACAGGTATAACATTGTTTCTTGTATCACATCTTAGACGTACACAGTCAGATCAAAACCATGAGGAAGGAGCACGTGTAACACTAGGACAATTAAGAGGGTCTGCTGCTATTGCACAGTTATCTGATACAGTTATTGCCCTTGAACGTGACCAACAAAGCCCTGAAAAACAGAACAGCACCACCGTCCGTGTTCTAAAAAATAGACACAGTGGAGAGGTTGGTGTTGCTAACGAACTGATCTATGACCTACGAACATGCACCTTTACAGAACATGAAGTTACGCCCGACTTCGACCCGACCACAGACTTCGGGTGATGTTAACTTAGCTTTTGATATTGAGACAGATGGAATCGACTCCAGTTGTATCCACTGTATCGTTACCCAAGACATAGACACAGGTCTAGTCACTGAGTACAACGATCAAGCTACTCCAAATTATAGTGTAGTTAATGGAGTTAATGACCTTGAGGTCGCTACTAACATTATCTCACACAATGGCATCATGTTTGATGTCCCGCAAATCCAAAAGCATTTCAGCTTTTTTAAGGGTAGAGCTAGACACTGGGACACACTTATCCTCAGTAGATACTTTCACCCAAACCTATTAGAGATAGATCTTAGACGTAAATGGACTATGATGCCAGCACGTCTCTACGGTTCTCATAGCTTAGAAGCTTATGGTTACAGGTTAAGATGTTTCAAAGATGGTTTTGGTAAGACTACTGATTGGCAAGAATGGTCTCCAGAAATGCAAGACTACTGTAAAAAAGATGTTGCTATACTTGTTAAACTATGGACACATTTTCAAAAATCCATCCAAGCATTGTCCTAGAACATGATACAGCACAGCTAATGGCTCAACAGAAGACCACAGGCTGGCCATTCAATGTAGAAAAGGCACAAGAGCTGGAGAACGCACTACTGACAAGGTTAGAACAGCTTAGAAAACAAGCTGAAACCGTTTGTCATTATGTACCACACAACTTGTTTACTCCAAAAAGAGATAACAAGAAACAAGGTTACTTTGCTGGAGCAGAAATGCAAAGGTTAAAGGACTTTAATCCTAGCAGTCGAGAACACATAGCTTGGTGGTTTAAAACCTTTCAAGGTTGGAAGCCTACTAAACTCACACCCACTGGTAAAGCAGTGATTGATGAGACAGTTCTCAAAGAAATAGGAACAGAAGAGGCATTGGTATTTTTAGAAATTTTGGTCACACAAAAGAAACTAGGAATGGTATCCCAAGGATCTAATGCTTGGTTGAAGCTAGTCAAGGATGGCAGACTTCACCACTCTTGCTTTATCGGTGCGGTAACTCATCGAATGGCACATTCACACCCGAATCTTGCACAAGTAAGTTCGGACAAGGATTGTCGTGAATTATTTATTACCAAACCAGACTGGAAACTTATTGACAGTGATCTAGCTGGTATCGAGTTGAGATTATTTGCACACTACCTTCATAGATATGACGGTGGACAGTATGCAAAGATATTACTTGAACAAGACATTCATCAAGTCAATGCAGATAAAATTGGAATCTCTCGCAGACAAGTTAAGACAATTACGTATTGTTTCTTGTATGGAGGGGGCAACCAGAAACTTGGATTATCTTACGACAACATGCTACCCCTCGAAGCTGCGAAGAAGAAAGGGGCAGAGATTAGGAGAGCTTATATGGATGCTATTCCAGGTCTTGAAAAGCTTGTCGAAGATACTAAAAGAGTTGCTGGTGGAGGTAGTATACGTGCTATCGACAAACGTCAAATCATTGTGGACAAAGAACACAAAGCATTAAACTGCCTTTTACAGGCATCGGCAGCAGTCATCGCAAAGCGTTGGTTATTACTAACACACCAAAACATTGGTCAAACTGTACATGAACGTTATGCTTTTGTACATGACGAACAAGTGTTAGGAGCTCCAGTTCCAAATGCACAGTTTATTGCTGACGTTTGCAAACTATCTGCATTACAAGCTGGTGAGTATTACAACATACGATTACCCATTGAAGCCGATGCACAAATCGGTGATAACTGGGCACAGGTACACTAATGCTATTAATTGACTCTGATTTCCTTGCTTACAAAGCTGCTCAAGCTTGTGAGATAGGTATAGACTTTGGAGAAGATGTCATTATTGCTCAATCACAATTCAGTGAAGTTCTGAAAGTATTTCATAATGAATTAAATAAAGTGACTAAAGCTATGATGGAAGACAACTTCATACTATACTTTTCAAGCACTAAAAATTTTAGAAAGAAAATTTACCCCGATTATAAGGGGCATCGAATGAAACGTAAGCCCCTTGGCTACAAACGTTTAGTAAATTACTGTAGAGAAAACCACAACTTTAAATTAATTGAAGGGTTAGAAGCTGACGATACCATAGGTATTGAAGCAACCCGCTTTGCAGATCCCAGTAACATTATTGTCAGTCCAGACAAGGACATGAGACAGATACCTAGTACGCTATGGAATCTTACTGATGATGTTACAGAGATAACTAAAGACGATGGTGACAGATGGCATCTAATACAGAGCTTAAGTGGAGACCCAACAGATGGGTACTCTGGTTGCCCTGGAATAGGAGTCAAGCGAGCCACAGAATTACTAAACAAAAATGAAAACAAGTGGGAGGCAGTGTGTAAAGCCTATAGAGATAGAGGGTTATCAGACGATGACGCTTTGCTCAACGCACGTCTAGCCAAGATCTTACGTAATGAAGACTACGACCACGACCGTAACCAACCTATTTTATGGACTCCTAATTAATTATGTTGAATGATTTGTTTCCACACCCTTTGGTAGCTAGAACTGGTAGAATCCAACAGTGGATTAAAGAACCAGAAGGACGTTTACCTGTCAGCTGCACAGTATTTGTAGTTGAAGATAGCATAGAGGGTGAGAATGGAATAGAAGCAAGCTGGCGTTTTGTCAGTCATGCTCTACGATTCGGAGCAGGTGTAGCAGTACACCTCTCTAAGATTAGACCTAATGGTCATACCAATGAAAAAGGATTAGTCGCTAGTGGCCCTGTATCATTTGGTAAAGTATATTCTGCCCTTAATGAAACGCTAAGGCGTGGGGGAGTATACAAAAATGGAGCTTGCGTTTTGCATCTTGACTTAGATCATGACGACATCCTAGAATACATTACAACACCAAGAGAAGAATTAGCTTGGGTTAAGCGTTGTGTAGATTTAACTCCAGAGATGTGGAAGAACACACCTCACAAAGAAGCATTGTTACACGGCATAAAGTCGGGTGACATTTGGTTAAACAAAATTAAGTATCAATATGGAAAAAGACTCTACGGGAACGTATGCCTTGAGGTTATGTTGCCCTCACGTGGAACGTGCTTGTTACAACATGTCGCTCTCAGTGCCTGTACAATCAGCAACATACAAGAGGGTTTCACTACAGGTATGTCCGAGTTGTGTGATCTCCATAGCAGGACAGGCGTTGGAGAATCTGGAGAGTACCTTGCCCCAGAAAATGACAGACAAGTGGGGCTTGGAGTGCTCGGTCTTGCCAACCTCCTCAGACGTTACAAGGTAACTTATGCAGAGTTTGGTGAAGCATTAGATAGAGTTAATTATGGTTTGGAAACATCAGAAAATGACACTTCCTTACCAGAAAATTCTCTTAAGATTGCATTTGCAATGAAGCGTGGAATACTAGCAGCAGCTGATATAGCTCGTGAGTATGGTATGGAGAGAGCATTTGCTATAGCTCCAACTGCATCATGTAGTTATAACACCAAAGATCTCGATGGGTATACATCCTGTCCTGAGATTGCTCCACCAATAGCTCGAAGTGTTGACCGTGACAGCGGTACATTTGGAGTTACATCTTATGATTATGGCGAAGTTGAGATCGCCTCGGAAGTTGGCTGGGACGCATACAAGCGTGTAGCAGACGGCATAATGACAATGCTCAATAAAACGGGACTTCTTCACGGATACTCATTCAACTCTTGGAGTGATGTAGTAACCTATGACAATGCGTTCATTGAAGAGTGGCTGGACAGCCCCCAAACATCTTTATATTATTCCCTACAAGTAATGGGTGATACACAAGATAAGTCCAGTGCTTTTGCTGCATTAGATGAAAGTGATGTCGATGATTACTTGAGTGGGATACTAAACGAACCCATTACATGTATAGGTTGTGCAGAATGAACCCTTATGATAAGTTATTACAACGGAAAAGAAAGTGGACTCCCGTTAAGCCCACGAAAGGAAAACTACTTGAAGGTAGTGAAGAAGCCATCTTCCGTGCTCTGGCAATACGGCATATGGAGCTACCTGTTGGTTCCTTTATTACGGAAACCCTTAGCAAAGAGGTTCCCGAAATTGCTAGAACACTTCTCGTCTCAAACGTAAAGGACGAGGAGAATCATGACCTTGCTCTTGGCTACATCGCTGACGCTCTTGGCGTTAACGAGAAGGCTGAGAGAGAGGCTAAACTATTACGTGATGCTTGGATAGCTCATCCAGATCACACTGTCCTAAAAGCTTTGGTTGCTGAACGTGCTATTTTCTTTGTTATTCTACCTTTCAATAGGTTTTGTGGCGATGCTGCTCTTAGGACAGTATCGGCTGATATTTCCAGAGATGAGCAAATTCATGTCGCCTGCAACTCTTTGGTATGTGCTGATATGGGTTTACGCCCTAGCACTTCTTTGGACAAACTTAGGAAAGCTACAATTAATTGGATTTTTGAACCATTAAATGATATATCACCTAACAAATATTTAAGCAGAAAATTTTGGACGAACTCAAGTGATCGTCTAATGTACGAAGGTAAAGCTCCAGAGCTTGCCGACACTAAGCGAGCTAGGATGCCCGCATTTTTTGAACATGCAAACACCAACTTACCCAAGTACGCTTGATTGGGGACGCATCGAGAAGATCATTGATGAACTCGATCAGCAGTTTCCAGACAAGTTTCCAGACCACACACTATCAGAGAAAGAAATATCTTTTAGGGCTGGTCAATTATCAATTATACGTATACTAAAAGAAAAATTTAAAGGAGAATAATTATGTGTATCGGAGGATTATTTGGTGGTAGGAGAGAACCTGACCCACTTCCAGTACAAAATGCACCAACCCCACCGCCACCCCCAGCACCTGTGCAGACAGCACCAACACCTTTACCAGAAACTCCAACCCCATCTCCTGTAACAGAGGATGAGACTAAGAAGAAGGCAAAAGTAAAAGCTAAGAAAGTAAATAAGAAGGCTAAATCTTCGGGTACTACTAAGTTAGCTACTGCTAAACCACCAACAAGTGGTTTAAAAGGTATTGGTACTAAGCAAGGTGTTAACACGACTACTACTACTTCTCGTGGAGGCACTTACGGTTAATGAAAAACGCACGGCAAAGATACCAAGAGTTATCTAGTCACCGTGAACAATTTTTAAATGTTGCTTATGAGTGTGCGGAATTAACACTTCCCACACTTCTGATGCGTAACGAAGGCGATGCTTTGTATCAAAGTTTTGTCACACCTTGGCAATCAGTTGGAGCCAAAGGAGTAACTACGTTGAGTTCAAAACTCATGTTAGGTCTTCTACCTCCCAGCACTTCATTTTTTAAATTACAAGTAGACGATTCAAAACTAGGTGAGGAAGTACCTGCCGAAGCAAAAAGCGAATTAGATCTTAGCTTTGCAAAAGTAGAGCGTATGATTATGGATAGCATAGCAGGTTCTACTGACAGAGTTCAGATTTTTGCAGCCTTGAAACATCTTGTTGTTACTGGTAATGCTCTAATATATATGAGTAAGCAAGGTATGAAAGTCTACCCTCTCAATCGCTATGTAGTAGAAAGAGATGGCAACGGTGAAGTAATTGAGATAGTCACAAAAGAACGAGTCAGTAAAAAATTATTAGGTATTTCAGAACTAGACGATAGCGTTAATGATGATTCAAAAAGTGACTACAAAGGAAGTAAAGACGTAGATGTATATACATGTGTAAAACTATATGATAATGGTTGGCGTTGGCATCAAGAAGCTAACGACACAATACTACCAGACAGCGTAGGTAAAGCTCCCAGGGACAAGACCCCTTGGCTACCACTACGTTTTGTCACTGTTGATGGAGAAGATTACGGACGTTCTAGAGTAGAAGAGTTCCTTGGGGACTTGAAATCTTTAGAGGCATTGATGCAAGCTATAGTAGAAGGTAGTGCAGCAGCAGCGAAAGTTGTATTTACTGTGTCACCCTCAAGTACAACTAAGCCAGCATCATTAGCTAACGCAGGTAATGGAGCTATCATACAAGGTAGACCAGATGATATAGGTGTAGTACAGGTCGGTAAAACTGCAGACTTTCAAACAGCATATCAAATGATAAACATGCTGGAAAAAAGATTGTCAGAAGCATTTTTAATTTTGACCCCAAGACAGTCAGAACGTACTACAGCAGAAGAGGTTAGGATGACACAGATGGAGCTTGAGAGGCAATTGGGTGGCTTGTTCAGCTTGTTAACTACAGAGTTCCTAATACCCTACCTCAAGAGAAAGATGCACACCCTCACACAGTCTAAAGAAATACCAGAATTACCCAAGTCTTTGGTAAGACCTACTATTGTTGCAGGTATAAATGCACTTGGTAGAGGTCAAGACAGAGAGGCTTTGTTACAATTCATAACAACCATATCACAGACTATGGGGCCAGAGGCTTTAGCTCAGTTCCTAAATGCTGATGAAGCTATCAAACGTCTTGCTGCAGCTCAAGGTATTGACATGCTTAACTTAGTTAAAACTAATGAAGAGCGTCAAGCCGAACAAGAGCAAGCAATGCAAGCACAACAAATGCAGTCATTAACAGATCAAGCAGGAAAAATAGCAGGAACTCCATTAATGGATCCCTCTAAAAATCCACAAATACTTGATGCAATAGAACAAGCTGCACCCGCACTACAACAACCACAGTAATTATGGCAGAAACAATCCGCTACGACACATCAGATGATCCAGTAGCAGCACAAGCTATTGCAGAAAAAGAAGCTGAGTCTTTACGAATAGGTGAAGATCTTATGGCAAAGCAAGAGAAAAGGCTTGCTGGTAAATATAAAACAGCTGAAGAATTAGAGGCTGGTTATCTTGAGTTACAAAAAAGATTAGGTGAAACACCTGCTACAGAAACAGAGTCAACTGAACCACAACCAGAGTATGAATTATATTCTGATGATGGTGCAGTCAATTATGATACTGCAAATGAGTTATATGGAGAACAATTAGGAAACTTATTTAAGTCCAACGACATTGACCCGTTTGCTATGAGTAAGTACTTTGAAGAAAATAATGGTACTCTAGATGATACCATGTATGAACAGTTAAATAAGGCTGGTCTTAACAAAGACATAGTTGACAATTATTTAGCAGGTGTCAGAAATTCTTTAGGGACTGAACCAAATTCTACTCAGCCAATTCTAACTGACGCAGAGGTAAAAGACCTTAAAGGTTTAGCTGGAGGTGAACAAGGTTATGATAATTTAATGGATTGGGCTGCTAATAATTTAGGTGAACAGGCAGCTAAAGATTATGATGATGTTTTAGCAACAGGCAACAAGTCTGCAGTTAAATTTGCAATTACAGCACTTATGGGAAAATACGAAGACGCTAATGGAAGGGATACTAACCTTATTACAGGTAAAGAATCAGCTCCAGAAACATATAGAAGTATGGCAGAAGTTGTCAGAGATATGAACAAACCAGAATATACACAAGATGAAGCGTTCAGAGATGACGTTATCAGAAAACTATCCGCATCAAACTTAAAAGTATAGGAGCTAAACAATGCCTGGACATTATGGAAAAGGGATGAAAAAAACTGGTGGTACTAAGAAAAAAGGTATGAGCAAGGGTATGTCAAAACTACCTAAGTCTGTACAAAAAAAAATCATGAAAAAATAATGGCAAAAAAATGTCCTTGTAAACATGGCAAGAAAAAAAAGCGTAAGCCTAAGTATAGGTAGAGGCGAAAAATCCAAGAAGGGTGGTCTCACTGCTAAAGGCAGAGCAAAATATAATCGTGCAACTGGCTCTAACCTTAAGGCTCCACAGCCTGGGGGTGGTGCACGTAAGCGTTCCTTCTGTGCTCGCATGAAAGGAAACAAAGGGCCAATGAAAAAACCAAACGGAAAGCCAACCCGTAAAGCGTTGGCACTACGCAGATGGAAATGCTAAAGTATAATGGCTGGTAAATCTAAATTTTCTACACCGTATTATGACGATCAAGATAAACTTAAAAAGTTTTCTAAAAATGCGGACAAAGTTTTTAAAAGAAACATAAAAAAAATTAACAGTGTTAATGAGCAACCATAATGGCTAAACGAGGACTATACGCAAACATACATGCCAAGAGAAAGCGGATAGCTGCTGGCTCTGGCGAAAAGATGAGGAAGGTTGGGAGTAAAGGTGCTCCTACTGCTAAGAATTTTAAACGTTCAGCAAAGACCGCTAAAAAGAGATAGTTGAAAGACCTCTACATATACCTCACTTTAATAACTAACCTATTTATTTGCTCTGGCGTGATACGCCATTGGAACAATTTACCTAACGACAATGACACCACCCGACAACATCTTTCCAAACGAAACACAACCAATTATTATGAACCATAATCATTCAAACGATCAATGGCACGTTGCAGAAGAGACTAACGGTAGACTAGCTATGATAGGCTTTGTTGCTGCTGTTGGAGCATATATCTTCACTGGTAATATTATACCTGGGATTTTTTAAATGGCTGCAATTACATTATCAAAACCAAATACTAATTGGCAGGATTTTTGTAAGTGGGTAACAAGTACAGACAACCGCCTCTACGTGGGGTGGTTCGGTGTGCTAATGATACCTTGCTTATTAACTGCTACAACATGCTTTATACTCGCCTTTATTGCTGCACCTCCTGTAGACATAGATGGCATACGTGAACCAGTATCTGGCTCTCTACTCTATGGAAACAACATCATATCTGGAGCGGTCGTACCCTCCTCAAACGCAATCGGACTACATTTCTATCCCGTCTGGGAAGCAGCAACACTTGACGAATGGCTCTATAACGGAGGGCCATACCAGCTTATCATCTTTCACTTCCTTATCGGTGCAGCATCTTACATGGGACGCCAATGGGAACTTAGTTATAGACTAGGGATGAGACCTTGGATATGCGTAGCTTACTCAGCTCCAGTATCAGCTGCACTAGCAGTATTTCTTGTTTATCCTTTTGGACAAGGATCTTTTTCTGACGGTATGCCTTTAGGAATCAGTGGAACATTCAACTTCATGTTTGTCTTCCAAGCGGAGCACAACATTCTTATGCACCCCTTCCATATGCTCGGTGTTGCGGGCGTGTTTGGTGGTGCTTTGTTTGCTGCTATGCACGGAAGCCTTGTTACTTCCTCAATCCTTCGGGAGACCACGGAAAACGTTTCACAAAACTATGGTTACAAGTTTGGTCAAGAAGAGGAGACTTATAACATTGTAGCTGCACACGGATATTTTGGTAGACTTATATTTCAATATGCTTCTTTCAATAATTCTCGTTCTTTACATTTCTTTCTTGGTACTTTCCCCGTGGTTGGCATATGGCTCACCTCTATGGGAATCTGCACTATGGCTTTCAACCTTAACGGATTTAATTTTAACCAGTCAATAGTTGACGCTAATGGTAAAGTTATTCCTACATGGGCTGATGTCGTTAATAGACAGAACCTTGGAATGGAAGTAATGCACGAAAGAAATGCACATAACTTCCCGTTAGACTTAGCATCTGCTGAAACTACTTCTGTAGCATTGACTGCACCTGCACTAGCCTAACAGCCACGTCCGTTCATCCCCGCAAGGGACGCATGATTCCAAAGCATGGAACGGGGCTTTGGTATATGGAGATTACCATGACAGTAACTTACGTATATCGTGGCGTTACTTACACAAAAATTGTGAAGTAACAAAAAGGGGGGGGAGCACCTCAGAGTCGGACTCCCCTCTAATTGGTAAAAGCCTTCTACGGAAGACACCTTTTGCCGTCTGGACGGTAGGGACAGACCTACAAACAGCTTGAGTCTTAGCTGATACATTTAAGATTCCAACAATTCTAGATCTAGAGACGATACATATAACCTTACAAAATAATGGCACAACAGTCAACAAGCAGTCCTAGCTCACAAACCTTTCTGGGTAGGATTGGTAATAATGCGTCACAGGACGCAACGAACAACAGAGACCTCTATTTAAAGTTGTTCTCAGGTGAGATGTTTACTGGCTTCCAAAGAGAGACAATCGCAAGAGATCTCGTTATGAAGCGTACACTCACAAACGGAAAGAGTTTACAGTTCATCTATACTGGACGTACAAGTGCGGAATACCACACTCCTGGCAACAGTATATTAGGAAACTCTGACGGAGCTCCACCAGTAGCAGAAAAAACAATTACAGTTGATGACTTACTCATCAGTTCTGCATTTGTTTACGAGCTGGATGAAACATTGGCTCACTACGAATTGAGAGGAGAGATCTCCAAGAAGATCGGTTATGCTCTTGCACAAAAATATGATAGACTAATCTTTAGAGCTATCGCTAAAGGTGCTAGACAGGCTTCTCCTATTTCAAAAACTGGTTTCATCGAGCCAGGTGGTACACAAATCCAAGTTGGTGCAGGTTCTGACGCTGACGATGCTCTTGATGATGGTCATCTTGTAACAGCATTTTATGATGCTGCTGCAGCTCTTGACGAAAAAGGAGTTTCTGATGATGGTCGGGTTGCCGTACTAAACCCTAGACAGTACTACGCACTTATAAAAGGTGCTGGTAATAACGGTCTAATTAACAGAGACGTACAAGGTACAGCTCTTCAGTCTGGTAACGGAGTAATTGAAATTGCAGGTATTCAAATCTACAAATCAATGAACGTTCCATTCTTCTCTAAGTATGGTACAAAATATGCACCTACAAGTGGAACACCAGACGCTGGTACTGACCTAGCTACAGGTGATCCTGGAAATACAGGTTCATTCGTATCTGAGCCAATCGAAACAGCAAATACAGTTACAGGTGACAACTATGGCCCACGCCAGAACTACGGTGCTGCCTCTAACTTTGCAAACACATGTGGACTTATCTTCCAAAGAGAAGCAGCAGGTGTTGTAGAAACAATAGGCCCACAGGTACAAGTAACTAGTGGAGACGTTTCAGTGGTATACCAAGGCGATGTCATCCTAGGACGCATGGCTATGGGTGCGGATTACGTTAACCCTGCAGCTTGTGTAGAATTGTTTGCAGGAACAACAAGTGCTCCTACAGCTTTCTCATAATATATACATTTATACGGGGGCACTCGCCCCCCTTTTTTTATGGCACAAATATCTTACGGAGTGTCTACCGAACTAGATGCTGTCAACTCAATCCTGATGAGCGTTGGAGAAACCCCAGTTAATACATTAGCTGTGCAAAGCCCCGAAGTGGTTATAGCACTAAACACTCTAAGGCAAGTCTGCCGTGAGATACAAGCTGAGGGTTGGTCGTACAACACAGAGAACGAGTACCCTATAAACCTTGATACAAATAATCAGTGTATTATACCAAACAATGTTTTACAAATAGACCTTAATATCTTTCAACACGGTAAAGATTTTGATGTAGTCAGACGTAGTGATAATGGTATTATGAAAGTATACGATAAAAAAGGACATACTTTCACTTTTGAAAATTGTAGTAAATTATATTTTGATATTATATGGATGCTAAGTTTTGAAGATCTACCTCAAGTTTTTAAAGATTACATTACTGTTAGAGCTACTAAACTGGCTTCTAATCGTATGGTAAATAATCCACAATCTGCTCAATTACTTGAATCAGATGAGGCACTTGCGAGGGCTTCAGCTTTAGAATATGAAAGCAAACAAGGAGACCATAATATATTTAATGATTATCAGTATCAACACGATGCTAACACCGTGTATAAACCATTTAAAGTATTAAGAAGAATGTAATGGCAGCAGTAAATCAACGTATCCCAAACTTTCTTGGGGGTGTATCTCAACAACCAGATAAAATAAAATTTCCAGGACAATTAAGGGCGTGTGATAATGCTGTTCCAGATATAACATTTGGTCTTAAAAAACGTCCTCCTGCAGAATTTGTAGCTAACCTTAGTGGTGCAAATAATTATGGAAAATGGTTTGAGATAGTAAGAGATGATGATGAAAAATATATATTTCAAATTACGGGCGATCAAGCAATCCCTTTAAAAATATGGGATATTAATGGTAATCCACAGACTTTAAACTATAATAGTCAAGGTGATCTTAGTTACTTATATAATATTATAAGTGCAAATCAAACTGAATACTCTGTAACTACAATACAAGACTACACACTGATTGCTAATAAAAACGTAACTGTAGTTGAAGAATCTACTACTGCACCTGCACCAATACACAATGGTGATTATTCATACGTAAGGCTAGATACTATTGCCTATAACACTGAATATGTTTTATATGATACTACAAGTACAACAGTTCCACCTAATCCTAACACATATTATAGGGCTACTTCTTTAAAAGTAGATTTTCTTGGCCCTCCTGGAGCTGGTAATGCAATTAACCTAGCTGGTTCAACATGGGGAAACCCAGAAGCAGATACAAGATATGCTGCCTCTACACCTTTTTCATTTTCTGGTGGTGATGATGTTCTACTTAGTGGAAATGTATTCAATGAACCAGCTAGTAGTATTATGAATCCTCTTGATAGTACTGAGAATTTAACAGAAAATATTGAGGGTAGTTTACAAGTAAATGGTGTTGCTTATATTGCTAGTAACACTGCAAACTACGATGGTACTGGTAGCACTGCACAGGATTTTTTAGGATATACACAAGATTATGACAATCGTTACACTGCTACAATTACACTTACAAATGGTGGTTTAATTAGAGGTAGTGAGTCTTTTGCAAAAGACGCTTACATAACAGTAAAAACAGGTAATGGCACAGCTAATGTACAACAGTATCGTGTTTCAGTAGAGGCTGTTGAACCTGTAACAACATACCGAGATGTAGCTAATATAGGTTACTTTAAAACGCCTAAGAATCCTGACGAAGGTGTTTTATCTATGGCAACTATTTTAAATGAATTAGCTGCGTCTGTTAATGCAAATATGACTGGTGTAACTGCTGAAGTTATAGGTAGTGGATTATTTCTTTATGGTACAAATGCCAAAAACATAAACTTTCTTGGTGGTGCTGTAAACGAAAACATGAGTGTTATATCTACAAAAGCACAAGATGTTAGTAGACTACCAGCCATGAATAAACATGGATATGTAGTTGAAGTATCAAATGATTCTGATGTAGAAACTGATAATTATTATCTAAAATTTGTTGCTGACAATGGTATTAGTGGAACTGGTAGTTATGAAGAAACTATAAGACCTCATAACTTTCATGGTACAGGTACAGATCAACAAGTAAAGTTACGTTTAAATCCTAACTCAATGCCACACGCTTTGGTAAATAACCGAAACGGCTCATTTACTTTTATTAGATTAAATGAAACTAACGCTAATATACTAAGTAATGAGAATTACTGGAAAGATAGACAAGTAGGTGATAATGTATCAAACCCTTTTCCATCAATAGTTGGTAAACAAATAACTAATTTATTTTTTCATAGAAATAGATTAGGTTTAGTGGCTGATGAACAGATAGTAATGAGTCAACCTGGGTCGTATTTTAATTTAGGTATTGTATCAGCTATAGCAGCTAGTGATGATAACCCAATAGACATTAGTGTATCAGATGTAAAACCAGCATTTATAAGACACACACTACCTATAAATAAAGGTATGATGATGTTTAGTGATAATGCTCAATTTTTATTATTCACAGAATCTGATATATTTAGTCCTAAAACTGTTAGGTTAAAAAAAATAGCAAGCTATGAATGTGATTCAGGTATACAACCCTTAGATCTTGGTACATCCGTACTATTTACATCTAGTGTTGCTGCTCATTCTAGAGCATTTGAGGCTGTTATAGTAGATGATGATACTCCTGCTCAAATTATAGAACAGACTAGAGTAGTACCAGAGTTCTTACCAAAAGATATAACTCAATCAACTAATTCAAAAGTATTGGGTATTACTACGTATGGTAAAAAAGATACTGATAATTTATATCATTATAAATACTATAATGCTGATAATAAAAGAGAACAATCTGCGTGGTATACTTGGTTAATAAAGGGTCAACTACAACATATGTTTTATACAGCTAGTAGTTTTTTTACAGTCACTTATTTTGAAGGTACGTATAGACTAGCAAGATATGAGTATATGACTGAAACAACAGCTAATGGTAGTTATACAATAGATGATGGTACTACTCAAAGCCTTCCTGATGCAATTACTACTGCAAGGTCTTTTGAGGCACATTTAGACTTTATGGTTTTACCAAATAGTATATTAGGTACTCAAAATCCAGATCAAACTTCAATAACTGTACCATACACAATTAGTAGTACTAATAGCCCAACTAATTTTTACATGGTTGGTTTATCTGGTACTGATGCTTTCGGTGAATCTATTGCTGGTATGGTAAAAACAGCTGATTCTGTATCGGGTACTAATGCTATTTTTAATGACGTAGTTTTATCTAGCACAAACTCTAAAATTGCTGTAGGTTATGGCTATGCAAGTA